GTTCTATCAGATTAATCCTACAATCACATCAAGCTTGCCTCCAAGACCTCCGATTGAGGATATGGACATATATCAAGGAATAGATTTGGCTATATCAAAAAAGAAAAGGGCAGACTATTTTGTCATAACCACAATTGGAGTTACACAAAAGCCATTCAAGAAATATGTGTTGGACTGGTATAGGGCAAAGCTAAGCTTTCCGGAGCAATGTGATGTCGTTCCAGAAAACTTCAAGTCACCAATCAATGACATAGGCATAGATGAATGGGATGTCTTGCAGATTGGGATAGAGTCAAATGCATATCAGATTGCATTGGCACAGGAGTTGATTGAGGATTGGGGATTGCCGATAAAGGAAATAAGAAGCAGAGGTCAGAAGGAAGCGAGGTTGATTGCTGGTAGTGTCGATTATGCAAATGGCATATATCAGATACCTTCAGACCATAAGGAATATGACAATTTCCTTGAGGAATACAGCAGTTTCCCAACAGGTCAGCACGATGATATGTTGGATAGTATGGACATCTGTTCAAGACTGATACTTAACCCTCAAAGCAGTGGGAAGCCTGATTTATGCTTTATTAAGTTTTAAATGTAATTTGGAAGTGTTAGAGTGCTCTAAATAGTTAAATTTATATAGTATGTATGATATATTATTAAATAGGATTAAATTAATTGTTTAATCCTAAAAACACAATCAATATATGGTCAATTATCACTTTGGTCTTATTTCATCATTTACCTTTTTGGAAGTTTTTTAACAATGTTAGTATAAAGGGAAAATCCATATATTGATGATTTGTTTTTACCTATGGGTGAGCAACATCAGGAAGTTGCTCGCCTCACACCTTATCATAGCATATATTTTTTGTGTCGCAAACCCATTGATTTTCTCGCATTATAACCCCTAAGACAACAAACTATATATGCTATGACTTATAAATATATATCATATATACTTTTTTTATAAAACACTATTATTGCATTATAACATATCTTTTCAATGTGTATGTTACCCACCCCCCAAATGAAAAAATGGCGAAAACGATGGAAAATGCTTTAAATCGCAAATAAAGCCCATATAGCCGAGAAACCACTCAATTTTAGTTAAGATTTTGCAAAAATAGGGTGCGATTTGTAAAAAAATTTTGCCAATGGTAAAAATTTTCAAAAACACTCAAAAACATCATCGAATTTGCAAAAAAATTTTGCTAAAAAAAATCGCTAAAAAAAGGTGCATATTGCTTTGATTAACTATACTCAACCTAAAAACAAATTATTTATTTGTTTAATCACATAAAATAGTTATTTTATCTAATATGCTTTATATATATCATAATTGGATAAAATAACTATTTTAAACAATTTTAAAGATTGCTCAAAAATCAAAAAAACACTCAAAAAAATCTAAAAAACCTAAAAAATAAATGCAAAAGTAAAAAAATATAAAACTTACTCAATTCTATGAATCCTATATTATCAATCAGAAAATCATTAAGATCCAAACTCCCGGTGTTGAGAGAGCCTAAGCTTAACTCAAACTATGAATATGTTCTCTCAAATATGGCTTGGGTGCTTCAAAGAAGGAACAAGGCTACAGGAGTTGGAATGCAAACATATTATCATGCAATGAAGAATGTGTGGGTGAATGCTTGTATACAGACATATCTTGATGAGGTCGTTAATTTAGGTTTCATGATAAAGAACCCTGTGTCAGACCAAGTGGATGTTGTGGCTTCAAACTACTTGACTAACTTGTTTGAGAATCCGATGGGTTACGATAGCAACGACACCTATTCATCATATCAGACATTGCTTTGGAAGTCCTATTTGGGATTGGGTGATGCATTCAGCGAAGTCATATTTGATGAGCAGTTCAGCAAAGTGCCTATTGGGTTGAAGCATATACCGACAGAGATAATGCAATACTATTCTGACACTGACCAATGGGGATTCTTTGATGATTCGTATAGGTTTGAGCCAGAGAACTTGATACACATCAAGGACCCTGACATCAGAGGTGGTGTTTGGGGAGAGTCAAAGATAGACATTTTGGCTTCAGACATAAGGTTGGAGATTTTAGGAAGGGACTACACCTCAGAAATCCTTGAAAACAAGGGTCTTTCACCAAGCGGAACGATCGAGTATGACAATACGATGACTGACCTTGAATGGAACAATGAGATTGCAAGGCTTGAGGCTATGGCTCAGCACAACAGGCAAGGGACAATGATCCTCAGAGGAGGAAAATATAATCAGTCAAGCGTAACCAATCGTGACTTGCAATACCAACAGTTGATGGAGGATGTGAGAGATAGGGTTCTTGCAACATATGGTGTTCCTCCACATATGGTTTCTGTTGTTGAGGTTGCAAACATCGGTACTGGTACTGGCGAGTCACAGATGAAGCAGTTCAAGAAGACCTTCAAAGGTAAGGCAAGGATATTTGAGGATGCATTCAAGAAGGTGCTTGGCAGAAGCACATTCAAGGAAACATTTGAATATAAGGAACTGGACATTGATGACAAGTTAGTTAAGGCAAAGATTGATGACATCAGGATAAACAATGGTTCATTATCCATTGATGAGGTTAGGGCAAGCTATGGACAGTCACCATTGCCAAAGACAGGATCAGAAGTAAACATAATTCGTAATGTTTCATCTAATGAAAGATATAAGGAAATTCTTAAGCAACATAATTTGATAGACTATGAGTAAGATTCTTGTAGATGAAGGCTTGTTTGACACTTTGCTGACAAAGGAGCTTGATTGGGACTCCTATGATGACTTGCCTCCATCTGATGATGAGTATTATGAGGACAAGGAAACATTCCTTTCGCTCATTCACGACATATTGTATAACTTATGCCAGTTTGCAGTCGATTGGCTATCATCAATAGAAGGCTTGCTGTTTTTGGGTGCAATATCATCAATAACCACAAGCTTCTTCAGGAACATAGACAAGAGCCTTACAGATGTGCTGTACACATATGTTGATGAGATAGATGGGATTGTTGACAAGGCATTCAGAAATGGATTCAAAGATGCCTTGAAAAAGCTTAACATCAGGGCAGAGCCATCTGCAATGAACTTGATGGAAAGCAACACTCTCAAATATGTCAAGCAGACAAACTTTGACTCAATAGTCAATCTGACCAATGACTTGAAGCAAGGCATAAGGAAGGTGCTGTATGATGGGATTGCGAATGGAGATGATGTTGAAACCATAAAGAACAATCTTCTTGAGTTGCCTTTGGAGAAGTTGCCGACAAGCAAGTTCACACCTGCCCAAAGGGCAGAGATGATTGCAAAGACTGAATATATGAGGGCTTACCATAGGGGTGCGATATATACCTACAAGCAAGTTGGCATAACTCATGTAAGAATTCTTAATCATGGAACCAACATATGTGACTATTGCATAGGCTTGGCACATAGCGGTGTGTTCACAATCGAGGAGGCACTATACCTTCTTCCTGCACATCCGAGATGCAAATGCACATATGAGCCTGTCATAGATGATTCATTTGACCCAAGTTTGCTCGATTTGGCAAATTACAGTTACTATACATAAAATTTTAAGATTTTTTATGTTTAGATGATAAAAATATCAAACTTTTATAAGCAAGTATTAAAATAATCAATCAATATTTTAATATATTTAAAGATATATGTTTTTTTAGTATTTTGATATAGTTTTATATATATCAATTACTTAATTTATGGGTAAGTTGGCTAAGTTTGGAAAAGCGAATCTCTCGTAAAGATAGGATCATGGGTTCAAATCCCATACTTACCTCATAAATTGATGGTGTTTTGTGTGGACTTCATAACACATTGATGTTATGGCATGGGTTCGACTCCCATAAACATCTTTTTGCTTAATGGCATATTGCCGAGCAAGACATTTCGCTAACCATTGAGTATGAGATAATACAAATTGGGCTAAATGTATTATCTCTAACCTTGATGGTGGAATTGAAGATTAATATTTATAAGATTATTTTATTAGCTGAAAAATGGAGACTAAACAAAAATTCAAAGTTTTTTGTCCGACTATCATAAAGTCAGTTGATGAGGATAATCAAGATGACTTAATCCTTGAGGGAGTGGCGACAACAACTGGTGTTGACCTTGAAGGCGACTTCATAACTCAGGACTGCATAGAGTCTTTGAAGGAACAGATTCTTCCTTTGAACATACATATGAGTCATGGCAAGTCAATAGATAGTGTTGTTGGTTCAGTTCTTGAAGTCATAAAGACAGATGACGATTCTCTGAAGATTAAGTTCGTTGTCCTCCCCAAATTCCGAAAGGAAATTGAGGAATTGCTTGACTATGGAGTTAATCTTGGATTGA